AGCCATAGCAATATGCTCACTTAGATGGGCATACCCAGCAGCTTGTTTAGCCTGTGCCGCAGGATCTTGGCCTATTAGCTGTGCCATCTTAGGATCTTGGGCAAAGGCCATATGAACCTTGATATGTGCCTCATGGTCTTGGTACTGGAAGGCTTTAACCGGCTTACCTGTAATTAATGCCATGTTTTCTGATACAGGGTCCATCGGTTTATAGTCATCATCCATCGGTACTAGCTTATCAGCGTTCTTTATCCCCAACACCTCAATCATCTGACGATGTAGTAATGGGAGGTTGTACAACTGAGGAGCCTGTTGAGCTAACTGCATAGCTGCTTGGTACTGAACAACCTTCTGGCTCATAGTTGCTGCATTAGGATCAGATACAGGGATCACATCACACATATCGTAATCAGCTTGCTTGATCTGAGCCCCACCATCTACATCATATTCATATTCCTCAGGTGTATAGTCGCGGATCACACCTGCCAACAGCTTAAACTCTTGCTTCATAGCGAAGTGGAGCCTAGCCTGTACTGCAGACATAACCTTTAATGTCCTTTCTAGTATGGCTAGTGTTGTCCCAACCGGTGTATTGGCTGACATGTCTGAGATCTGCATATCCCCAGCCGATGCGAACCTACGACCTTCCTCTACGATGTTCTGCATAAGCAGGTACAGGGTCTGGCTTGGCTCTTTATATGGCAGAGGCATGATATTGTCGCGGATCACACCTGATGACACATCCACATCACGGAACTCACCGGGGGCAATAGGGGTATCATCGCCTTTAATGCGTAGTCCCTTGGTCTTGTACCCACCCGGGAGGTTAGATAGCGTACCTGCATCTACTAACTGGCGCAGTATGGAGGTTGCACTTTGGGCAAAGCCACCTACAAGATGGATCAGACCAAAACCGTAGAAGCCAAACCCCGGAACGTACGTATAATGTACAAAATGCTGCCTTTTGAGTCTCAAAGTATCATCTTCGTACCAATTCCTGCGAATTCCAAGGATTTGGCTGGTCCCTTTCTCAATTGTGACCACATATGGGAGGGCAATCTCATCTTTATCCTCGTAACCCTTAAGATTCAGGTCAACATGCATTTCAAGTACCCGAAAACGGTCATCTGAGGTAGCAGTAAAGCCCTGTTCTTCTGCCTTTTGCTTGTCAATATCGTCTAGTGTAGTAGTCGGTTCACCTAAATCTATGTCTAAATAGAACCCAGAAGCCTGCAATTTGCGTATATCGTTAGCTGTTTTGCGCATTACATGTGTCACACATTCAGCTGTTTCAAGGCTAGATGACCCATAAGGCACTACCATATCCTCTGCTGGCACAAACATTGATACTTGACGGCCTAATGAGGGATCGTAGTAGACCTTTTTGAATGCTGAACCCGCTAGTGGTAGGGCCCAAAGCATCTTTTCATGTTCTGGACGGTACTCAACCATACGTTCAGTAAGCTGGAAGTTCATATCATCACGAACTCGGGCAGCTGCTGCCTGCCTATCCGGCGTTTCTTTGCCGATTATGGAGGTTTTTACGGGTCCAGCGGCAGGAAAGGTCTCCATAATGGACTCTGCTTGGAACTTGACTACTGCTTCTGCCAATATGGGGTGGAACGCACCGCAAGCACCACTCCAAGGCTCTGACCGTTCCTCGTATTTGAGGCCCAGCAGTTTTAGTCCTTTGACGTATGTGTCAACCCAGTCTTTACGTGCGTTCCAATCTTCGTTAAACTGATCTACCAGCGTAGTCCCTAGTGAGGACAGTACACCATCTTCCATCTCTTCTGCCAAGTTAGCATCGAAGTCTCCGGGGGTAGATTCATCAACATTAGCATCCTCTTCTTCACCTATTACTATTACAAGCTCTGCATCTGGACTTTCTTCATCTAAACCGACAGGTGCTTGATATAGTGCCTTATCCATGTTTGCCATTTTATATACCCCTTTTGGTGGACATTCGGTAGTTCTTTTTGACTTGTCTTTATACGTCTTTCAACTTAATCTTTTCTACTGACTTCATCCAAACCAGCACCCTTGCTACTTCTGCGGGTGTTGCATCCGACTTAATTGCATTGGCCTTCATAGATATTACTGCGACATTTCCTACGACATATCCACCATTAGGATCTATTCTATCCAGCGATGGGCTGCATGGTTGCTGCTTTAATAGCCCTACAAATGTAAAGGTTGTTCCGAATACGGGGCATATATCTGGGGTGATGCTCATGAGGTATTCATTAGTGATGTTAGCCTCACTCCACCCATCCCCCGCCTGCCTTGCCCTCAATCTAGCGCCGCCGACAGCACTAACTACCCACGACCATTTGGGGTTACGCTCCCGCCACTCCCTGTTACGTATTCTATGGGCTTCAGTCTGTTCTGCAGTCATCTTCATCAATAGTATCCTGCCCTCTTGATGCTTCTAAACTCTCTTGGATCATCTTCCTCATCCATCGGCAGTCGTAAGAACCCACCCTTCCGTACTCTTATAAGTGCCTGAGTCACCGAGTCCACATAGTCATCATGATCCCCGTTAGGAAACTCAGCGCACTCATCCATTACTTCTTGCGCCCACCTACGGTCTTTCGATGCCCATATCAACCCTGAGGAGAACATATCACTAACTGCATTTACCCGGCTAATCTTGTCATTGCCTTTACTGGGAGTAAACTCTGTTACTGGTATGCCAGCAGCTCGCATCTCTTGATACAATGCAGCCCCATTACTCTTCTTTTCAACTATAAACGTGTCTGGGTTCCACTCACTGTACATCTTAAACATAGCCCGTTTAAGCTCAGGAAACTCCATCCGCTCCCGCCAAGCCTCTAGCAGGATCACATTATTGATCTTATCCCCGTGCTCGTTTTCCCGCTCGAACACCCCCCATATAGTCACAGCATTATAATCCGCCCTGTTATGGGCTTCTTGTGCTGCATCTAGCGACATGATTATATAGTCGCACTGGGGTGGATCGTCCTTAGTCCAGTCTTGCCACCAGTCCCGTTTTAGTAACGCACCTTCTTCCCCCGTGGGGTTTTGCATGTACTGGGCGTTCCACAGATGTGGGGCAATGGTTGCCTTAATCTTTTCTAGTTCTTCTATAGGCCAATACTCGGGCCACAGAGACTTACCTGACGGCATAATAGCAGGAAACTCAATATATTCCCACTGATCTGCCCCGGGATTCTTGCTTGCGTAGTCTAGTAGCCTGCCGATCAGGTCCCTTTTACCCCAACGGGTATGAACCACTATTATACCCCCGCCGGGTTGTAACCGCTGTCTAGGGCCTGACATGTACCACTCCCACACCGCATCAAATACCCCAGCGGAGTTGCCGGTGATAATGTCCTGCTCTGAGAATGGATCATCAATTACGAATAAGTTAGCCCCCTTACCAGCAGCAGACCCCCCAACACCCAACGCATTATATACACCACCTCGGTTGGTACCCCAACGTCCCGCACTCTTAGAATCCTGTTGCAGGGACACCCCGGGGAATATATCTTGGTACTTGTCTGTATCTAATAAGTTTCTTACCTTCCGTCCGAACCCCACCGAGAGTTCTGCAGTGTGTGAGGCTTCCATGATCTGCCTATCCGGGTACTTGCCTAGATACCACGCAGGTAGTAAGTAAGATGCCATTTCAGACTTGGAGTGCCGTGGGGGTAGGGATATGGCTAGACGTTTTATGTCACCCCTAGCAACAGCCTCAAACTTCTCAGCCATTATCCTATGGTGCCTTCCCATGATAAACCCGGGCCACATCTCTTTAACAAACTCTAGGAATGTTGTCTGCGCCGCACTTCTTGCTTCCCGCCTAGAGGTTTCGTTAAGCAGGGCTAACAGCTCTATCTTCTCGCGTTCTGGCAGCTTGTGGATATTATCCAACACCTGTTGTTGCTGGTGGGGTGGAAGGTTCTTTATGGCGTTAAACAAAGGGGATCTTCATGTCTTTGGCAGTTATGACGGTGTGTGATATGGCTTCGATGTCTACCACTTCTGGTTTCTCTGCTTCTATAACCAACCCTAGCTTCTCGCGTAGCCTCTTTCGTAGTTCCTCGTCTGAGGTGTGCTTAAGTGTAATTTCTTGCTTATCCACGAACATCCCTACGTCGGCAATCTTGCCTAGCAGTTCTACGGCTCTTAGCTGGATCTTGGGGTCTGGATGCTCTGACAGTGCTAGTAGCTTATTTGTTACTAAGTGCCTTACTTGACCCGCATGGGTTACTACCTGCCAGCCAAACTCATCAAGCATGGTTTCTAGCTGGATAATGGTTTCGGGTTTCTTGGCTAGTGTTGCGGATGCTACTGCAGGGAGATTGGCAGTTGGTGTAGGACTGGGTATGTCAAGGGGTCCATATATTGATATGTCTCCTATTAAGTCCTCTAGCTCTCTACGTGTAGCCATGTGCGTAACTCTCTAAGTACTTCAACATGACGAACTGTAGCAAATTTTATATATTTTTGTCAATGCTTTACATTTTAAAAAGAACCGGGGGGTGTCCCTATTTCAGGAAATTCATAATCGTGTGTGCAAATCATAGTCTATACAGACTTGGCTAGCGAAACATAGTTTAGGGGTTCGGGGGTTAGTGGGTTCAGCGTAGAACATAACACGATTCGTGCTTTGTTCCAGAATATCATGGTTGACAATATGATGAGAATGTAGGATAATGAATTTGTCGGCAGAACCGATTTAACAACTAACGTATTAACAGGAGATTCAACCATGAGCACATTAACTACAGTATCAGCAACCATCAACGTATCAACCGTGTTTAGACTATTCAAAGCAGTTGGCGCACTGGAAGGTAAAACAGCAATAGCATTGAGCGCGGCAGTCAAAGCGGCAGTTGAATACATGAAGGTATCGAAGATGGATTATAAAAACGAGCAGGATTTTAAGACGGGTTGTGTATCATCGTGGGTTGGGAAGGATGCGGATTTTGATGAGTGCAAGCGGGTACGTAATCTTTTGAATGTGAAGCTTAAGCTTCATCCTGATTATGTTGCCGCAATAGCAGCAACTCCGAAAGCCCAAGCAATGGCCAAAACACGTGGTGGCGCAAAGAAAGCAGCAACAAAGAAAGCAAGCGGCAAGGTTGCGGCAATTGCTAAAGTCATCAAAGGTAAAGCACAATCCGCGCCACAAGTAGAGACACCGACCGATAATATACGCGCGGATCATATCGTGGTAGATGTAACTCGATCAATGCAAGGTATCCATGCACACGTTCAGATGCATTTGAAGCCTAGTCAATTGACGGACTACAATAACGCGCAGGCTGCTTTCCTCGCGACCGTGAAGCTGATCGTCGCGGCTTGATCCTAGCATCACCGACCCCGCTCCGGCGGGGTTTTTTTTCGTCCCGACTTTCCGGTTTTGTACTCGTTCTTGACTCGTTCTTAATGTCTAAGCTCGTGTAACCGAATGTCTAGGCAGTGGTTACAGACTTAATGGCGCAGCCCATTGAAAGCAAAGGATATTATATTCGGTGTAACCGGTGTAACCATCTGTAACTAGAACGGTTACATGACCTAAGTCCTTGATTTTATTCTGTATCCTATACTGTATGTAACTATATATATATATATTAATAATTAAGATATATAAAAGAGAGAAAAAAGGAAATACACGCCGGAAAGTTTCCGTCAGAGAATTTGGTTTCAGGAAGTTGCCGGACACATAAATTTGCGGTTACACGCGAAAAACGTCACACGCCTACTCCTGCAACACTCTTCAGGGTTACACACAGGTTACACACAGGTTACACACAGGTTATCCACAGGATAGCGTAGCATAGCGTAACAAATGGCAGATCAAGACGACGACAGATTTGGTTACAAACTCCCAAAAACACCCTAAAAACACACGTAGACTAATTAATACGTTATCAACACACCATAATCGAATTACACGTGTTCAACACATATAAACACACATACACGACTTGACAAAAGGGCCGATTTGGGGTATAATAGTAGTTCGGCTGGAGGAACAGCCGCAAATAAGAGCCAGAACAAAGCACGATTCGTGCTTTGTTCCAAGGGGAGAAAAGCATGGATAGCGAAGCGAACGTAGTAGGTTGGTTTGTTGGGTATCTCGAAGCATTGTTTGAGGATCGTGAAGTGGTTGTGCTAGCTGAGTATGAGAGAGAGGTTGAGTGTTTCTTAATGTAGTCTTTTTTGGAGGTATGTATGGATGAGGGCACATTTTGTTGGCATTACAGAACGATACGGCACGTTGACTCTAGGCTGGCTGCACTTGGTATAGAGGATGAGCCTTACGAGACAGCACATGAGTTTAGCTACACTGGTACGGAGTATGACGGGTGCAGCTTTACCAAATGCGTGGCGATGAGCAAGGAGGAAGCGGTATGGATAAGCAATGCGTATGACGACCCCCCTGCAATCGAGGTAGATGATGCTGATATGGAGGAGGATGAGTATGGGTTTCCTGACTATAAGAAGTATGTGTGGCTGGATAGGAAGGTAGTTAAGTAGTTCTTTTTTGTAGTTCTTTTTTGTAGTTCTTTTTTGGAGGTTTACCATGAGTAATAACAACGGCATCAATACATATAACTTTGCGGTTAATCACAGCGAAGCAGCGAAAATGGTAGCAACATGCGGGCAGGATGTGACGTACGTCTTTGAGGGTGAGCCTGGGGTTGGTAAGAGCAGCATACTAACAACACTATCAACCATGCTAGGGGATGAGTATGAGTATATCTACGTAGACGTACCAAACAAGGATGCCCCTGATATAGCCTTGTGTATGCCTGACCACATCAAGAAGGTAACAGCGTACTACATCAACGAGACATGGCTAGGTGCTGACCGTACTAAGAAGAAGTGCATCATGCTGGATGAGATAAACAAAGGCCCAGAGTATGTGCAGTTGATGATGAACAGGTTAGTACATGAACACGTGATCGGCACATACAAACTACCAGAAGGAAGCCGCGTCTTTGGTACTACTAACTTCACGACCGATGGGGTGGGTGACAGTAGTA